AGTTTGCAAATGCCTAATAATGAACAATCTAATTTTTGCGTTTTGCCTAAGCAAAAGTTATCCGGGGGTATATATATTATATTATATATAAGTATAGATCTATAGATAAGAATAGATAGTATATGAAATAGGGGGTATGGGGGAAAGAACAAAAAAAGGGTGCTTTCAATTTGCACCCTCTTTATTTGGTTAATCATATCTCATTTCAGAGATACGGATATTGAGCAATGGTAGTATTTTGTTTGATCTCCAAAAACAACAGGTATCATAAAGCCTATTTCCTGATCGCCACGCTTCTTTATCCAGCCCTTATTGTATAGTGACATATCCAAATCTATATAGTCAATAGGGGCAACGCTTCTTACGAGTTTCGTTTCTGGGGCTATCGGTGTTTGTCCTTTTGATCCGTCCTTGTTGATCATCTGTGTATCTTCAAATAGGACTGGAAGAGATTCACCCTCCATAACCATTAGGAACTTATCCCAATCAACCAAAACAACCTCATTCGTCTTGTTCTCTATAGACAATTCGCAGAAGTAGTTTAGTGAATTGAAGCGGAATGATATTTTTACGCTGTCATTTTCCATTGAAAGCGTATCACTCTGGTAGGGCTTTTCCAATCTCAAAAAGCACCCGGCATTTTTCACTTGCGAAAATCCGACAACAGGGATGATCGCAAAGAGCATGAGTATAAGTTTTCTCATTTTGATTCTGTTTTGTTGTTCTCAAACATACTTCCAAATCCGGTAAGTAGCCATCTGGCGTTTACACCATACTCTCTAACCATAGGTTGTAGCCACGATAACTGAAACCATCCACGATCCAAGTCTTTGCGCTGGGCAATGAAATTCCGTCTGTCTATGTTATTCAGTCGGCAATATGTATTCACTCCACGAATCTTCTTCATGGCTATTATCGCATCAAGTGCAGTATAAAAACGCTCCATTATTTGTTTGCTCACAGCCGTATTCATAGGATGTTATACTTCAAATAATCAATATCGGCTTTCAGATGCTCCAGAAACTCCGTGCCAGTGTTTTCTATCCTTGCTTTGATTATCGCATTGCTAAGGGCTTCTTGCGCTTCCAGAATTGCATCTACATTAACCGTGTTCCCATTCACATAATCGGTGAAACTCTGTTTGTACAGGTCGATCACCATTCTACTAAAATTTTCCATATCAATAACTATTTAACAGACATACAAAGCAAAACCTTGTACACTCCGTAAATATCTTCAAATGCAACCTCAAAGGGTGCAAAGATAGGATCTTGATTAATAGATACACACTTTACATACCCCTCTTTTTCAGCAGGAACGAGTATCTTAATCACAGTACCGTTACAGGTATCAAGCACATACACCTTTCCCCATTCGATAAAAGCCCTTTCGTTTATCCTCTTTATGAAGATCCGGCTACCGTTGGGATATTCAGGCGACATACTATCACCTGATACGGTCATAGCGAAGTCCACGCCACGGATCGGAGATACTACCTTTTCACAATCGCTTTCCTTGACCGATACAACGAAGTCATTCAAGCTGCCTCCTTGTGCGGACACTGGAAGAAGTAGAACCATCTTTGCAGTCTCTTCCGTTGCATCTTTCTGGTTGCGCTCTTTGGGATGCTCTTCTTTCGGAGTGTACAGAGTTTCCTCACTTTCTCCGTTATTCAGCATTATCCCAACTCCAGACTTTAGCCACGCTATGTTTAGTTCCGGGTAAACCTCACTTATTTTCTTCAATGTGTTTTCACGGATGCTATCACCTACTTTGTTCGCCCAACCGTTACTCATTCCGATTGAGATTTCAAATTTTTGCTGACCCAATCCCTTGTACCGAAGAAATTCCAGCAATCTATCTTTTGTTTCGCTCATTTTTCCGACTTTAATTCTAATTTGATAATCAATAACTTATAATTCCCTCGCAAATTTCTTAGAAAAAAAACTCCGTAATTATTTGCTTTATTAGAATTATCTCCGTATATTTGCGGTGTAATCAATGTTATTACAGGGCAAATATATGAAAAATGTGTTTGCCAAACGCTAATTTACTGGGTAAAAATATGGAAAAAAGTAAGTTCAGACAGATTTATGACGCTCTTCCGGCAAAAGCACCCGTAGCTCCGAAAACGGCTTTTGTAAAAGAAGTTGCGGAGTTATGCAAAGTTTCAGAGAAAACTGTACGCTGTTGGTTGGCAGGAGCGCAAAAGCCGGATGCTTTGAAAATTTCCCTGCTTTCCCAAAAGTTAGGCGTACCAGAAAACGAATTGTTCAACTAATCAAATGCAACACTGATTATGAAGTTTGAAACATTAATCAATTTGGCAGGATCGGTAATCTTCGGACTGCTTGGAATCACAGCCCTAATCGGGGCGATCTTCTTTGGCGCATGGTGGCATTTCGTCACATTCGTTATATGCGCTTTGATGGCTTATGTGCTATACACTGATGATGAGTACGGCACTGAAAGCGTGTCTGCATTCTTCAAACGTATCAAACGCAAGTAATCATGCCTATCATTCTGGAATTATACGAACTGAAAAACCTATGCGCTGAAATGGCTGAACTGGGTGCGGCAAATTACGCAAAGCGTATCGCCCCGGCAAATGACCTTATTTCACAGCGTGAGGCATACAGGGAGTTTCAGGAGTGCCGGGTTAAGAAGTGGGTACAAAGAGGTACGGTATCTACTACTCGTGGCGGTGCTTCCATACGCTCCAAAGTTCTTTATTCCAGAGCGGAATTACTGGCTGCTGATAAATCGGAAAAACTTAACACTTTAATAAACAAGTAAAATGAGAACAATTAAGTTGGAATGTTTGACCCTAAACAATTTTAAGGGAATCCGTTACCTTACGTTGGACTTCACCAATTCGGAAACGTGGATATACGGTGAGAACGGTACAGGTAAGACAACGGTATGTGATGCCTTTTCGTGGCTTCTTTTCGGAAAGGACAGCAAAGGCAGATCCGATAGTAATTTCAACATTAAGACGTTGGATGAAAACGGAAAGCCTATCTTGAAGATAGAACATTATGTTAGTGGTTTGCTTTCGGTAGATGGAAAGACGGTGAAGTTACAGCGTAGGTATGTGGAGAAGTGGTCAAAACCTCGTGGAACTACAGAAGAAATGCTGAAAAACCACCAGACAGAGTTTTATGTGAATGATGTGAAACTGGCTACCAAACAGGAATACGATAGTACGGTAGCTTCCATTTTGCCGGAAGATGTTTCACGGATGATCACCAATCCGTTTTATTTCACCTCTCTTAATCCCGAAATACAGAAAAGTATGCTGCTTGACATGGCAGGCGATGTGACGGATGAAGATGTGGCAGGATTGAAGCCGGAGTATGTGGAACTGCTTGCGCAGTTATCCGGCAAGTCGCTGGCTCAATACTCCAAAGAGATAGCCTCACGGAAAAAGGCGATCAAGGATGAGTTGTTGGTGATACCGTCCAACATTGAGACTGCAAACAGGTTGAAGCCGGAAGAAGAGGATTGGGTGGCTTTGGATGCCGAACTAACGGAAAAGCGCACGAAGAAAGCCGAACTGGAAGCCTCTTTGTCTGATAAATCCAAATTGGTAGAGGAAGAGTACAAGCGGAAAGCCAATATCCAAAAGACTATCGGAGAAAAGCGGATTTCCCTTACCCAAAAGGAGAATGAGTTGAGGGCAACAGCCGACAAAGGTCGCAATGATGTTTCATTGAAGATCCGTGATATGGAATACAAGCTGAAACTACATGAGGGGGATTTGGTGCGGAAGCGCAACGAAATATCCTCTTATGAGGCACAAATCCAGAGAATGAACACGGAACTTGATACGTTGCGTGGGCAATACAGGCAGATAAGCCAAGAGCAACTGACATACCCGGAGGGTGCTTTCGTATGCCCTACTTGCCATAGACAGCTTGAAGCGGATGATATTGCCGCCAAACAGCACGAAATGGAGGCTAATTTCAACCAAAGCAAATCTGCAAGGCTACAGGCTAATTCCACGAAAGGAAAAGGTATCAAATCCTCTCTGGAAGAAACAAAGAAAAAACGTGAGGATGCTTTGGCTAAGGTTGCTGAACTGGAGGCAATGATTGAACAAATCAAGGCAGATATTGAGGCTCAAAAGGCAAGTATGCCGGAAAGCGTGGATGTGCGCCAACTGATAGAATCTGATTCCGATTGCATTGCCATTCGCAATGAGATTGCGGAATTGGAAAACCAGCTTACAATGGAAGCAAAGCCAGTAGATACTACAGATCTCAAAGACGGTATCAAGGTGCTTGACAGTGCCATTTCCGAACTGGTTAAGAGGCTTGCAAAGCGTGAAGCCATAGAACGGGCTGATAAGGAGATTGCAACGCTGGAAGAAAAGCGTATTGCCAACAATCAGGCACTTGCCGATCTGGAGAAAACAGAGTTTGTTATGCTGGATTTCCAAAAGGCAAAGGATAATGAGCTTATGAAGCGCATTAATGGAATGTTCCAGATTGTTTCTTTCTCATTCGTGAATGAGCAACTTAACGGAGGTGAGAAACTGACTTGCGTATGCACTATAGACGGTGTTCCTTATCCAGATCTGAATGATGCAAAGAAACTTAATGCCGGATTGGATATTATCAATGCCATGTGCAAAGTGAAAGGCATATCCGCACCTATCTTCATTGATAACAGGGAGCGTGTGAATGAGATCATACCAACCATTTCACAGGTTATTAATCTGGTGGTTAGCCATGACAAAGAATTAACCATTAAATAATCAATTATGAACGGATGCTGTACAACAGACTTTCAAAAGAAAGTTTCAGAGTTTATTTCTTCTGCTACTTGCATGGTGGCGAAAGATAACAACAACAAACGAGCAATTATTGTAATTGCGGTAGAAGAAAACGAAAAAGGAGATAATGCGAATACACAAGTTCTTGCCGCTGGTACGGAAGAAAAGTTGGTATATGCGATAGCCCAATTTGCAATTAGAAACGAATCAAGAGGTTTGTTTAATAGGGCTATTAAGTTTTTGAATTTTATGAAGTTATCTAAAATATTCGGGAAATGACACAAGTAACAACAGCGGTGGCGACTGCAAACAGTGGAGCGGTTGCCGCAAAGAAAACAAAGGGCGTGGATCTTCTGAAACAGATGCTTAACGCACCCTCTGTAATGGAACAATTCAAGAATGCCTTGCAAAAGAACGCTTCTACTTTCGTGGCTTCTGTGATTGACTTGTACAACAGTGATTCCAAGTTACAGTTATGCGAGCCAAAACAGGTAGTAATGGAGGCTCTGAAAGCTGCTGTATTACACTTGCCTATCAACAAGGCTCTGGGCTATGCCTTTATCATTCCTTTCAACAATAGCAAGAGAGTTGATGATCTGGATGAGAACGGAAAACCAAAGATCGGACGTGACGGTAAGACACTACAGAAGTGGGTTAAGGTCTATGAGCCTACTTTCCAGATAGGCTACAAAGGACTTATCCAGTTGGCTTTGAGATCCGGGCAATACAAAACAATCAATGCTGATGTAGTCTATGATGGCGAATTGCGCAAGGTGAATAGGCTTACTGGAGAAATAGCCTTTGACGGTGAAAGGAAGTCTGATAAGGTGATCGGTTACTTCTGCTACATCGAGTTGATCAACGGGTTTGCAAAAACCTTGTATATGACAACCGAACAAATGGCTACCCACGCAAAGAGGTATTCTAAGGCTTTGAAGAACGACGAAAAGGCTACTGTTGAGCATCTGTTGAGCCTTTCAAATCTTCCGGTATCTCCAGATAGTACGGCTGTAGGCTGGATGGGTAACTTTCACGGAATGGCTATCAAGACGGTTATACGCAATTTACTTAGTAAATACGGGTATCTGTCTATTGAAATGCAGAATGCTATCACAAGCGACTATGAGGGCGAAAACACAGATTTCCGTGATAATCTGATTCAGGACAATGCCAACAAACAGGTATTGGATATGACGGATGCGACCTATGAAGAGGTTGCGACCGAAAGTAACGCTAATCCAAATGCGGCAAATGAGCCGGACTATTAACGGAGTGTGATATGGTTTTGAAAGTGTTAGGATCAAGTAGTCAGGGTAACTGCTACATTCTGGAGAATAAGAATGAGGCACTTATCATTGAGGCTGGAGTAAGATTTATTGAGGTGAAAAAGGCTCTGGGCTTCGATATACGCAAAGTGTCTGGCTGCTTGATCACGCACCAACATAACGATCACGCAAAATACATTAAGGCAATGGTGGAAAGTGGATTCCCAACGCTGGCACTGGAAGAGGTTTGGACTGCAAAGGGGGTTACTGGAAGCCGTGCCTATTGTATTGAGCGTGGAAAGGGCTACAGGTTTGGAAGATTCAAGGTGCTGCCATTCGATGCTTGCCACGATGTGCCTTGTGTCGGCTACCTGATAGACCACCCGGAAACAGGGCGTATAATGTTCCTTACGGATAGTTGTATGTGTGAGTATGTGTTTCCCGGATTAAACCAAGTTATGATAGAGTGCAATTACTCTGATGCAAAGCTGGTGGAGGCTATCAATGCCGGGCGTACACTTCCCTCACAGCGTGAACGCCTGATGACTTCACACATGGAGCTAAATACTTGCAAAGGGTTCTTATGTGCCAATGACCTTACCAATGTGGCAAACATTGTCCTGCTTCACTTATCCGACAACAATAGCGATGAAAAGAACTTTGTTTCGGAGATAGAAAGGCAGACTGGAAAGGTGGTTTATGCGGCACATACTGGACTTGAAATAGAACTGGATAGGATTTAGGTATGGCAAAACTTCTGGTAGAGAAAAGAAACGGGCTGTTTAACCTCAAACCTCTTTATGAATGGTTCAAACATCAATTAGATGGGATGTATCGGATAGAGGTTAAAAGGGTGAGAAAACCACGATCAAACGACCAAAACGGGTGGTTGTGGGGGTGTATCTACCCGATGCTTTTAGATGCTCTTCTGGATGCCGGATATGAGTTTGTAAGCGTGGAGCAAGTGCATGAGTTCTTTAAGGCTCAAATGACTTCTGACAAAGTGGTAAACAAACACACGGGCGAAATCCTGACTTTCCCCGGCTCTACAGCCACTATGGACACGCTTACTTTCTCCACCTATTGCGAAAAGCTAAGGGAGTACGGAAGAGAGTTTCTGAATGTGGAAATACCCGATCCTGATAAATACTGGAAGTGCAATGAAAAGAATACCCAACGGTGTAGTTTCGGAACTGATCCGACTTCTGCCAGTGCTGATTGAAAACATTCCACCCGGACGGAGTACCAGAGTGGATAATGCGATAAGATTAACTAAAAAACTGATTGTCAAACTAAAAACATTGAAAGATGAAAATTCAAATTGAAAAGGAGAAAGTACAAGCCGCCTATAAAGATGCTTGTGATGGTGTAAAGGAAATGCTGATTAAGATGTTCGGCAAAGAAGTCTGTGAGGCTGCAAAACCGACACTTGACGATTACAAAACGATCAAGAGTTACGAAGATGCTTGTGAAGTGCTGGGGCTAACTCCGATCCTTTCGGAAAACAGAAACAAGGCTCTTTGCGCACAGTTTCCAGATCACTACGATTTTCGGCAAAATATGCCTAAGCACATTATAGCCCTTATGAAGCTGGAAATTATTAGCCGGGCTTTGTGGGGTAAAGACTTCCAGCCAAAGCCAGATGCAGAGGGTAAGGAAATTTATTGGTATCCGTGGTTTGCCTTATACACCAAAAAGGAAATGGAAGAAATGAGCGAAGAAAAACGTAAATCTCTGCGTGGTGCTCTGCTCGCTGGGAGTGCGAATGCTGGTGCGAGTGCGGGTTTCGGTTATCTGAATACGTATTTTCGCTCCTCGAACTCGAATGCGCACATTGGTTTCCGCTTGTGCCAAGAAACGCCAGAGAAAGCGGAATACTTCGGAAAACAATTCATTGAGTTGTGGGCTGAATATCTGGCTTTCGGTTTCAAAGTTACAGGACACTTAGAATAATTCATTAATCACTAAAATGTTTGTAGGATGAAAGATGTAATGTTAGCGGACACCCCGATTGAGGAACGGGCGCAAATCTTACGGGATAGTTGCGATAAGATTGTTGAGAAGTGCTACACCCGGAAATTCGACACGAAAGAAACGAATGAAAAACGTGCTGAACTTGCCAATGTTTCCATTCAGATTGCAGATCTGGAAGAGAAACTGGCAGAAGTCCGGGCTGACTTAAAAGGGCGTATAAAGCCACTTGCTGAACGCATGGGATCCGTGGCGAATTGAAAGCTGGTGGAGAATGGGTATCTGGAGAATGTTACCAGTTCTTAGATGCTGATGAGGGAAAAGTGGCTCTGTATGATCCTAACGGTTACAAGATTGAAGAGCGTGATATGCGCCCGGAAGAAAGGACACGCACCATATTTCAGGGAATACGGGAAAATATGACGGTACAGATGTCTAAGACAGGTACAGATAACTAATGTTTAACTATTCAAAATTACCAAGATGGAAAGAAACGAAAAAGAGAACGGTTTGACCGTGAACATTGAGAACTACACAGGCGAAAAGCCTATTGAGATTGTGTACCGTGAGGGAGCTGCACCGAAATCGCCCAATCCGCTTGAAACCAAAGAGCCGGAGAAGATAGGTGTTAGTGGCGTTATCTCCACTCCGTTTGACTGGCTGGAGAAGCGTATAGGCACGATCGACCAGAAACGGGCGAATGTGAAAGTGGATCGTGAGAAAATGACGATCACCCTTACCGTGAATGAGGATGATTACTACACGAAAAACACTTTCGTTGGAAAGGTTGAGTTTTCAGAAGCCTTTGAAAAGTTCGGTATCAATGATGCCAGTTCCGGCTGGATTCCGGCAAAGCTGGGTCAGTTCCTGCGAATTAACCGTGTGCTGTTTGCCGACAAAGAAGAGTGCATGAAACTTGTTTCTCAACTCAAAAACTTTTCGGCTAAGGCAAAGGCTGAAATCCAGAAACAGCGTGATCCGTCCGGCTCTATGGCTGATGTGTACCGTCAAGAGGTGGAAAGCAACTTGCCGAAGAGTTTCACTATCAATGTGGCTATCTTCAAGGGGACTGCAAAGACACCCATTGAGATAGAGTTTGACCACTATCTGAAAGACGGTGAAGTGCTGTTACAACTTGTTTCTCCGGGCGCAAATGAACTGACGGAAACCTACCGTGACAGTTGCATTGACGATGTTCTTACCAAGATCAAAGCCATTGCGCCAGACATTGCAATCATGGAAATCTAAATGTGTTTCGGGTGGGGGGCTTTGTTCCCCACCCTTATAAGAAGTTCCACAATGGCAAGAAAGAAGAAAAATCCAATGCCTTTCGATACTGAATACTGGTTGAGCGATCCGGTATTGAAAGCACTGCCACTTGATGTTAAGGGGCTGTGGATTGATATGCTTTGCTATATGTGGGAAAGTGCGGATCGTGGCGTAATGGTTAAGCCTACAGGCGAAATATATACGCATGAGGAAATACTAAGGCTATTAGGAAAAGAAAGCTCCGTAGGTGAAAACTGGCTTGATATGCTGATAGAAAACGGTTTGTGCGGAGTTCGTGATGATGGTGCTGTATTCAGTAGGCGTATAGTTCTTGATGAGGCTATAAGGGAAAAGAGGCGTGAGGCTGGCAAGAAAGGCGGTGATGTTACAAAGGCTAAGGTTTTTGATGCAACGCCAGTACAACAGCCGCTTATGCAGAAGCCAGAAGAAAAGCCGGAAGAGCAAACCAAGCAGGGAACTGTAGGGGAACAACAGCCTGACTTATTCCCGGAAGAAAGCCCACCGCCATTAACCCCAGAACAGCAGGCAAAAGCGGAGAAAGCCAAGAAGTATAAATATGCCGAATTTGTCACCCTTACAAGGGATGAGTACGCAAAATTATGCGCCCAATACTCCGAAGAGGGGGCAAAGAGGATGATAGAAATACTTGATAACTACAAAGGTTCTAAAGGGAAGAAATACAGATCTGACTATAGGACTATATTAAATTGGGTAGTAGATAGATATAACGAAGAAATACAGAGAAATGGAAAAGCAATTAGCGGAAAGACTTCAAGCGATACTGGCAAGACAGGCAGCTACAGGGACACGCTTTAAGGTCGATATGTTTCCGCAAGAAACGATAGAAGAAATGCTGCGTATGTGCTACCAGTCGGAAGTGGAACGTAGAAGAGTAAAGTACATTGCCGATGATAGCACGCTGGAGAAAATCAAAAAGGCTGCAAAATGGCTTTGTGGTGATTACAAAGTAGGGCTGTTGCTCTATGGAAGTGTTGGTTCTGGTAAAACAACATTGGCAAAGGCAATATGCAACTTGATAGGTATTCTTTATGGTGGAAGTTCAATATCCGCTGAAAGAAGAGGTGTGTACCGTGTTTCGGCTCTGAATCTGGCTAAATCCGTAGTGGACGATCCGGCTTATTTCGCAAGGCTGAAAAACCAAGAGTTGCTGTTTATTGACGATGTGGGTACAGAGCCGGAAAGCGTGAAGAGTTGGGGTAACGAATTTTCACCAGTAACGGAACTGATCTATGCGAGATATGATAGGCAGTTGTTCACTATCGCAACTTCCAATCTGAATGATGAAGAGTTTGGCGAGCGTTACGGTGTTCGTATTGCTGATAGGATGGAAGAAATGTTTGAAAGACTGCATTACAAACAGAACAGCTACAGAAGATAAGGCTATGATTGAGTGGAATATATTAAGGGATAAAGCCCATGCCAATTCCGTAAGACACGGATTTTGGGAGAATAACCCAAGCGATCAACATTTCCTTTGTCTGGTTATCAGTGAACTTATGGAAGCTGTAGAAGCAGATAGAAAGGGCGATTACGCAGGCAAGGATATGAAGAAACTTTTTGAAGATGATTTAGCGTCTGGAGAAGATTTCAAAGGACTGTTTGAATCGCATTTGAAAGATACAGTAGAGGATGAGTTGGCAGATGCCGCAATTCGTTTGCTGGATCTTGCCGGAGCGCACAATCTGAACTTGAATAGATTATGCCTAAAGCACGTTGTTACTCCACGAAAGACTTTCACGGAAAACATCTTTGCCATAGTTAAAGATTTGGTGAATTACAAGTATTCGCAGGAAGAGCAAGTAAACTATGCTTTGCACCAGATACGGAGATTGTCAGAAATTATGGGATTTAATCTTGAATGGCACATAGAACAAAAGATGCGGTACAATGAAAGTAGAGAGGTCAAACACGGAAAAAAGTATTGAACATGAATACAAGTTTTGAAAGATGCGCCAACACCACGGATGAGTGGTACACTCCGAAATGGATCATTGATTCACTCGGTGAATTTGACCTTGATCCGTGTTCCCCTGAAAACCGATTGTGGGACACTGCCAAAAGGCATATAACGCCACAAGAGGACGGTTTGAAAACCTCGTGGGGGGGGGTAAGAGTATGGCTAAATCCCCCTTATTCACGCCCTCTAATAGAGCGGTTTGTGGAAAAGATGGTAGCAAACAACAATGGCATAGCATTGCTTTTCAACAGGTGCGACAGCAAGATGTTCCAAGATCTGATCTTCCCCAACGCAAGTGCCATACTGTTTGTTAGAGGCAGGATCAAGTTCTACAGACCAGACGGGACACAGGGCGATAGTCCGGGATGTGGAAGCGTTCTTATAGCATTTGGAGAAAGCAATGCCGAAGCTCTGGAGAAGTCAAATATACCGGGTAAATACATAAAACTGAAATGATGGACGAATTTGTAAAGACAGTACAGGAAATGAGAAAATACCAAAAGGAGTATTTCAAAACAAGGGATAAAGCTACCCTTGCTAAGTCAAAGGAATTGGAGCGGAAAGTGGATAATATGCTATCCAACTTAGCACCCAATATGCCTAATTTGTTTCAATAAGTGTGTTCAATAAACATATTTAGCAATGGAAAAGAAGAAAGTTATAGTTACCCTCTGCAAAAAGTTCCCGGCTACACACCCGAAAGCCGGAGTGCCTACAGGATTTGAAAGCAAGTTGAAAAATGGCACGAAGATCCACACTATACGGCACAATGCAAAAGGTGTATGGGATGAGCGTTACAAGGGCATTTCCTCTGGCAGAAAGTACCTATCTGTTAGGGAATGGACTGGCAGACCGTATAACTCCGAACAAAGGGAGTTTGCAAGGTATGAGGAAATAGGACTGCAACGCATAACAATGACTTATGACAGCAGCGATGCCGTGCCTCAAATCTGGATTGATGATAAGAGAGTGCCTATTGAAGTGGTAGCCAAGAATGACGGTTTGAGCGTTGAGGACTTCATTTCATGGTTCTTCACTAAGGATAATGTGTTTGAGGGTGTAGTTATTCATTTTACGGATTTTAGATACTAACAATATGAAGAAGATTTATAAATACAGGATTGAAGTAACGGATGATCAGAATATCGAAATGCCAGTTGGCGCAAAAATTCTGACGGTTCAAACTCAAAATGGTGTTCCTTGCATTTGGGCAATGGCTGATCCTAATGCTGAAAAAGAAAGAGTACATATCAGAGTACATGGTACAGGGCATACAATTCAAGACAGCGACAGGCTGGAATACATAGGTACTTTTCAAATGTACGGTGGTTCGCTTGTGTTTCATACTTTCAAGGTGTGCTGATATGGATAAGGAGCGGAAGATTGAGCGGATTAAGGAGCGTGGTTTTAAGGTTGTCACATTGGGCAAACATATCCGTGCTTCAAAGGGGAATGAGGTTTATTCCGGCTCTGTAAGTTATGTTTTTAGAATGATATTCGGTTATTGATATGGATAAGACTTGTGAAAATTGCTCCTATATGAAGCTATTGGAGATTAGAAAAGGCTATAAGGCTTATTGTTGTACGGCTCATTCCTATGTTAAGGGAGGAACACGCTATGAAGATCCGAAAGGTGTAATGCCACACTTCAAATGTAACTGTGGGAAATTCCGTAGCAGATATGAATAGAAATGAAGAGTTGAAAGAAAGTCTGGGCGAAGAGCTATCCGCATATTGCCCGTGGCGTAGAGGTGAAATAGACCATACCCCGGAAATAACGTGTGATGGTATGTTTTGCGATGATGCGCTGGAAGAGTTTCTGGAAGATAACAAAGAATACTTTGATAGCGATGAGTGACGATAGGCATTGTAGCGAATGTAAGCACTTCTGGAGTAATCCGAAAGTAGGTCAGATGTATTGCTGCAAGCTGGCTAAGAGAATAACAGCAAGAAAGAAACCATGTAAGTTTTACCAACAAAACAATAAGTAGAATGAAAAATAATGCAACAAAGAAAACGGATGTGTTCCTGATTGATCCACGAAACATAGTAGTGGAAGATGGCTTCAATGTCCGTAGAGATTTTGATCTGGATGAATTGAAAGAGCAAATCAAGGCGAAAGGGGTGCTGAATCCCTTAACCGAGATCGCTTTCAAGGATGAAAACGGTGATGAGAAATACAGGCTGGTAGATGGTGAACGCAGATTCCGTGCCACTATGATAGCCATTTCAGAGGGTGCGGATATTCCCTTTGTGAAAGCGTTGAAGCGACCGCCAACAATGAGCCGTGAGGATCTGTACATAGAGCAGATGATGAGGAATGAGGGAAAGCGTTTTACTGAATATGAATGCGCTTTGATGTTCCAGCGGTTCAAAGAAGAGTTCGGATATACACAGGTGGAGATAGCGGACAAATTCAAGAAGTCCCCGGCATATATCAGCAAGTGCCTTTCTCTTCTGGATCTTCCAAAGGAGTTGCAAGAGCGGATTATGAGAAATGAGCTATCCATAACAGCGGCAAGGGAGATTGCTTCAAGCTATGAAACGGAATCGGATCAAGTGAAAGCGGCTCAAAATGCTGTTAAGGCGGCAAAGGAACAAGGAAGAGAGACTGCAACCAACAGAGAGGTAACAGCCCACCTGAAAGAATCAAATGAGGCTAAGGCGGTAGCCAATGCCTTGCGTAGTATCTGGGCATATCTGGACGGTGAAAAGATGGTAGATGTGGATCGGCTGATTACGCTTCTGGATAAGGAACAAAGCCTATACCAAGCAATGAAACAATATAAAAAGATGTAAGTATGAAAGTATTATTTTTTGATTTGGAAACTACTGGCACTCTGGTAAATCGGCACGGCATTCACCAGATAAGCGGTATGGTAGTAATTGACGGTGAAGTCCGTGAAAGTTTCAATTTCCATGTACAACCCAATCCGAAAGCCGATATTACACAAGAGGCTCTGGATGTGGCAGGAGTTACAAAGGAGCAAATAATGGCTTACCCACCTATGGGCGAAGTGTACAGGCAGTTTGTGGATATGCTGGCTAAGTATGTGGATAAGTACAACAGGCAGGATAAGTTCTTTCTTGCCGGGTACAACAATGCCTCATTTGATAACCAGTTTCTCCGTGCATGGTTCGTGCAGAATGAAGATAAGTATTTCGGATCGTGGTTCTGGAGCAATTCTATAGATGTGATGGTGCTTGCCACTCCGTATCTTGCCGCCAGACGTGCGGAAATGGAGAATTTCAAGCAGGGGACGGTTGCAAAGTTTCTGGGCATTGATGTAGATTCCAACCGCTTGCATGATGCGCTCTATGATATAGAGATATGCAAGGCGATATTCGATATTGTTTCACCTTACAAAGTCTGATTATGGCAAAGAAGAAAGAAAAAACATTTGATCCGATGCCGGATGATCTTCTGGCACTACAGGATGAGTATATTTCCGTTGATGCTGAAATAACCCGGCTGGAAGAGCGTAAGAAGCAGTTACAGGATCGTATGCTGGAGCTTATGCAAACACACGACCTGAAGAAAGCGGAGAATGAGAGAATACGAATATCCTACATTGCACCGTCCAAGCGTAAGAATTTCGACAAAACCAGATTCCAAGAGGAACACAAGGATATGTATGCTCAATATCTGGTTGATGTGGAAACGAAAGCATCTATAAGAGTATCAATTAAAACCCAAGAATGATATGAAAACTGACGAAACCAAGAAAGCAAGAGTTATCTACCCGGAATACTGGGCGAAACGGAAGAAAAGGCTTAATGCCGGATTCATTAAGATGCTGGAAGAAACGGCACAAAAAGAAGCGGAGTGTTCCGATGAGTACGGAGAATACAAGACGGGTACATTCCTCTACAAGTCCGCTATAGTAAGCGTGAGAAAGGAAAACGACCTCTGGACTTTGCACATGATGAGCGAAGTTCCTATAGGCTTGCCGCTTATCAAGGAAATACGCTACAAGTTTTTGCCGGACAACCTTTTGATGGCGCAACTGTATGCACCAAGAAAGGATGCAAGTGAAATGAAAGGCGTGATATTGTATGAGATTCCCAACAATCAAGAAAACGAAGTAGCGGAATGATTTGTATTGGGATAGATACAGGCGTACATACGGGATTCGCTGTTTGGGACAGCAAGCAGCGATCCCTACTTATGGTGACTTCTTTGCCCATTCATAAGGCAATGGAAAATGTCCGATCCTTGCGTGATGAATATGTGGCTGTAGGCGATAAGGTGTTTGTGAGGGTGGAAGATCCGAGGCAAAGAAACTGGTTCGGCACTGAAAGGATGTCAAGGGAAGAGGAAAGGAAACGGCTGCAAGGTGTTGGATCGGTGAAGCGTGATGCCTCTATCTGGGAAGATTACCTGAAAGATCTGGGAGTTGAGTTTGAAATGGTTGCCCCTAAAAGGAATGTAACCAAGCTCAAACAGGAAACTTTCAAGCGATATACCGGGTGGGGAAAGCAGACAAATGAGCATGGCAGGGATGCGGCTATGCTTGTTTTCGGTTATTAGGCTATTTTTATGCTTAAAAGTGTGTTTAGTAAACACATAAATTCATATCTTTGTATCATTAACCAAGTAAATTGAAAGCTATGCTGATAATTGATGTTCTTATCGTGTTTGCCGTGATAGTTGGCGTTCTGTTTGTGTTGCATAATTGGGGCGGCTACCTTGTAAACAAGTGGATGCCAGCCGACAATATGAAGCAAGGTGATGTGATGTACATTTACCTGAACAACGAATATAACAGGAAAGCGACCATTTCAAAGGTTGAGGAAAACCGTGTCTTTATCTATGACAAACTGCCTTTGCCTTTGTCCTATCGTGGCAAGTTCTATGCCGTTGGCGTAGATGTGTCGGATAACAGCCGTTTCCTATACATGAGGAAGCGTAGATATATCATACCGTGCCGGATTGTAGAGCGTTTCCGCAAATCTATAGGGCTGGATCAGTATCTGGATAATCTGCCAGTGAGTGAGGTTGAGGAAAAGGAAGATAACGAGGAAAAGGAGGCAGAGGATGAAGTGTAGCGAGATTACATATCGCCCTTTGTCGGAAATGGTGCTTTTGGAATCCAATCCGAGGACTATCAAGAAAGCCGATATGGATCGGCTTGTGGATAGTATCAAGATTTACGGATTCTGGAAGCACCGACCTATTACGCTATCCGACCGGACGGGCAAACTGGTTGTGATAGCAGGAAACCAGCGTTTGAAAGCGGCTAAGAAATTGAAGCTGAAAGAAGTCCCTACCGTTGTCTATTCGGATCTTACGGAGGATGAGGAAAAGAATATCATTCTCCGGGACAATATCAATAACGGAGAATGGGATTTCAACGCATTGCAAGTGGATGATGTCTGGAAAGATACCGATTTCAGCTTTATAGGTCTGACTATCCCGGAGGATGCAGAGCCTAAGAAGTCAAAGAAGAAAGCGGTTGAAGAGGATGAGCCGGAAGATGAGGCAGCGAGCGATGAGCAAGAGGATGGAAGCGAAGAGGCAAACGACAAAGAGGCTTTCTACCGCTCCATGTTCAAAGATGTTTTGTATGAGAGCGACAACATTTTTGAGATCCCCAACTTGCTTCTGGAAATGCAAGCCGGAAAACTGGAGTTGCCGTTATCTCCGTGGGGTGCAAACAGCCGTTTGAGGAAAGATGTAGCCACCTATCATTTCTATGTGGATGATTACAGGTTTGAGGCTCTTTTCAAAGATCCGATCAACTTGCTTGCAAGTGGCTGCAAAGCTGTGGTAGAGCCGAATTGTAGTTGCCACGACCAGACACCTATAGCGTGGGGCTTGCAACTCATCTACAAAAAACGGTGGTTATCCCGTTACTTCCAAGAGTGCGGTATAAGGGTGTATGCTGATTTGAATGTATCTCACAAATTCATAGAGTACAACAAAATGGGGATTCCGAAAGGATATAATGCTTTCGCCACTCGTGGGCTGGACGGATGGATGGAAAGCCTTAAATCGGATCTCCAAGTAGCACAAGAGATTTCCGGGCTTGAAAAGCCTAACCTACTTGTTTATGGAGGCGGTAAGGATGTACAAGCGTTTTGCCGGAAACACGGGCTACTGTATGTAACCGATTTTATAAACGCAAAAAAGAAGTAGCGAATATGGGAAGAAATTCAAGCGGAACACGTGGAGGCTTACAGCCGGGCGATGCCACTTTCAAGGGTAAAGTTTCAAATGTAGAGCCGTTGGTGAACATGAAAGATCCAGCGGTGTACAAAGCGACCAAAGAAGCCATTTCCAGATACCATGCCGTACTGGGTGTAAGGCAGCGTAGTGTGAAGTTGGCGGATCTGCCAGCAGGAACATACGGAGTTCATGTAACGGCTAATGGCAAGTCTGATGGCGTGTATCTTAACAAGGCTCATTTCAACCAGTCAAGAAGTGCTATCGAGGCTTCGCATAGGAAAGGATATGCAAGCGGATGGAGTACCAAGACAAACAAGCCTATTGCGCACACAGTGACACACGAACTGGCACACGCAACATGGAATCAGCACATGACGGGTGCAAAGCAAAAGGCGGCAGGAAAGGAGATCAACAAGCTATACACCCAATGGCGTAAGGATAAAAAGAAGTCCGGCTATGGTAAGTATGCCGCAACCAATGTAAGTGAGTTCTGGGCTGAAACGGTGACGAAAGCCATACATGGAAAGTCCGACAAATACACAACAGCGGTTAAGAACATAGCCAAGAAGTACAAATTATGAGTATTTTTGTAACGTCTAAAGATATTGAATATGAAAAAGATTGAACTTACAGAAAAAGAAATTGAGGTGATCCACCAGCAACTCAACGGAGAAATTGAGGTGCATAGTGCCACCGAAGAGCAGCAAAAGTTGCTCATGGGAGTAATTGACAAAGCAAACAAACTTCTGGATGAAGAAGATGCTTATGATGAACTGGAAGCGCAAGGCAATGACTTGATAGATTGGTATTGGAAGAAGTACCAAGCACAGGAGAATGCCTAAGCAGACCGAATGAGAAAGAGAATCGGGTAAACTATATCCGATTTTCTTTTGGCTTTATAGTATGTTCAATAAACACAGATTGTTATGATTAAAATGAGTTTCAGTATGCAGAAGAAATTTTCTGATGTGGAAATTTCCACGCAAGGCGTAGAAGAAGCCGGAAGCGTTGAAGCCACATTGTACGATAAGATCAAGGAGGTAGTAAGGGAGTTGCCCCTATTCCTTGTTAGTGACAGCCTGAAAGTAGGAGTAGAAAACCATATTGTGACAGATGCGAGCAAAGAGGCTTTCCCGGTACTGACAAAGGGCTACAAGGTAACAACCAGCTTTAGCGGATATGAAACGGTGATGGGTAGTGTAGATACTACCATTGAAGCTATCTATCTGGATAAGGAGGGTAAGGAGTACAGCGAAACGGATTGTTTGGTTGTGGCAAAGACATACGAAGAAGCAGAGAAAAAGAGGAAAGAATTGTTGAATGGCTAACCCGTCTGTGGAATGAGAAAACAGCGGGAAAACAACGGAGAAGTTGAGAAATGGCAAGATTTGAAAAGGGTAATTCAAAGGGTAACAGGTTCACGAAAGACAACCAGCCTGAAAACCCCGGCAGGAAGCCAAAGATATTTTCCATACTGAAAAAGAAGTACGGAATAAATCTGGCTTCCAATGGGACATTTACCCAAAGCCAGATTATTGATTTGCTCCAGTCGCTATTGAGTGTGGATATAAGGCAGACAACAGCCCTAAACCTATCGCTCAACAATGACATGAAGAAGATAGCGGAACAAATATGGAATGGCGAAACTCCAGATGCTCTAAGCAAGGATGAAGTGATAAGCCAAGTGTTTGTTGCGCTATCGCAGGCTATCAACAGGGAAGCATCAAAGGGGGAAAGCTACACGATCCGTTGGATCATTGAGTATCTGTTTGGGAAAGCCACACAGCCCATTGAGGGCGATGTGAATGCCCAAGTAACGACAACAAACAATGTGGATTTGTCCGCATTGAGTACGGAGGAACTATTGCAATACAATTCCTTACTTGAAAAGATCAGCATGAAGAAAGATGGCAAGAAGTAGCAAGGCGATAACAGTACCTATGGGGCTTGCAGTCAAAATTGAGTTGTTCAAGCGTGGCTGTTTTGACTTCATTGTTTGCCGTGACGGTAAGAGGCACGACAAACAAGCTGATGCTTTGCGCATTCTTACCGATACAGAACACGTTGAAATCTTGTATGGTGGTGCGGCTGGTGGTGCTAAGTCGTGGACTGGTGCGGCATGGCTTATCTTCATGTGCCTTTGCTACCCCGGCACGAAGTGGTTTATAGGACGTGCGGAGTTGAAGCGTATAACCCAATCCACACTGATAACATTCTACCAAGTGTGCGCCCGTTACGGTGTGAATGATACGCTTAATAAGTACAATGCCAACCTTAACTACATTGAGTTCTACAACGGATCACGCATTGACTTTCTGGATTTGCAATACAAGCCGGGTGATCCTCTGTATGAGCGTTACGGATCTATTGAGTTCACGGGCGGTTGGATTGAAGAGGGTGGAGAAGTAAACTTCGGTGCTTATGATACCCTCAAAACCCGTGTGGGGCGTTTCAAGAATGAAGAATACGGGCTAAGGCGCAAACTGTTTATCACTTGCAACCCCAAAAAGAACTGGATGTATGATTTGTTTTACAAGCCTTTCACTACTGGCAAACTTCCAGAATACAAGTATTACATATCGTGCCTTGTGCAAGAGAATCCGTTTATTGATCCTGATTACATAGAGGGATTGAAAACGACCTCTGATAAAGTGAAGTTCGAGCGTCTGTTTAAGGGTAACTGGGAGTATGACGATAACCCAAATTCCCTTTGTTCCCATGATGCTATCATGGCGATATTCGGTAACAGGATCGCCAAGAAAACAGGCACTCACTACCTAACTGGAGATATTGCCCGTTTCGGTGCTGACTATGCGAGGATAGCCGTATGGGACGGATGGAATATCATAGACATAAGGAGTTTTCCCGTAAGCAAGACTACAGACATACAAGCGTACATTATCCGATGCCAGAAGAAGTACCGAATACCAAACTATCGGTGTATCGTGGATGAGGACGGTGTGGGCGGTGGTGTCGTGGATAGTTGCGAGATACAGGGATTTGTGAACAACAGCCGTGCTTTGAAAGATGAGAACTACCAAAACTTGCAAGCGCAATGCGGCTACAAGCTGGCAGAACATATCAACGCTTCCGATGTGGGCATAGATGAGGATCTGGTAAGTCAGGCGGACAAAGAGCAGATAGCGAGGGAACTTGAACAACTGCAAACATGGAAGCCGGACGATGACGGAAGTTTGAAGCTGAAACCAAAGGAGGCAATCAAGGAGGATTTAGGTTGTTCCCCGGACTGGCGGGATATGATGCTCATGCGATCGTGGTTTGACTACAACGAGTATGAGATACCAGACGATATAGAACGGAGATTAGGTTTAACCGGGTAAATTCAAATAATATGGGATTATTCAATGTACTGACAAACCAAGTGAAAGCGGCTGTTGGCTACCAGCAGAGCTTGACGGAGCTTTTGGATGCAAAGGATGTATCAAGAGCCTTAACGATGATGCACGATCATTCCATTGTCGCTGCCAAGAATCTAAGAGATTACGAGGTAAGCAGCCACAAGATAATGGAAAGAAAGGATCGTGCGGTGTACGATAAGAAAGGCAATTTCTTACGCTGGAGCAAGAGGTGGAAAATTCCTATCCCCTACCAGCAGTTTATCAATGAAATTGCTTTGGTGTTCCTCTATGGCAGACCAGTAAAATGGGGGCAACTTTCAGAGGGGACGGATGAAGCATTTGAGAATTATAAAAACCTGAATGATGAAGTCCACTTCAATGCCCGTGTAAGGGAAGCCAAAAGAGCGGCTGGATCGGAGGGATCAGCGGCTATACTCTACCATGTGTATAGGGACAAAGAGGATAACCCACGTCTTTTGCTTAATGTGCTTTGCAAGAAGAATGGCGATGATATTTACACCGTAAAGGATCAGTATAGGAAACTCAAAGCCTTTGCGTGGGGCTACTATCTGACAGAGGCAGGGAATAGGACGGTTTACCATGTGGATATTTACACAGCCGATACCATATACCGTGCGAAGCGTGGAAATATCGGCTGGGAGGTTGCGGTACTTCAAAACCCTATCGGGAAAATACCCGTGCTTCTGTTTGAGCAAGAGGTTGAACACGCAGGAGTACAGCCGATGATCGAGCGATCGGAGGCTCTGGAAAGCACGGATGCTGATGTAAACGACCGCTTTGCAAATCCGGCTATGGTGGCAACTTCTGAAATTCTCAACTCATTGCCAAAGGCAGAGGATGAGGCTAAGTTGTTTATCCTCAAAAATGGAGGTGAGGTGAAATACCTTACATGGGATCAATCCTCACAGAGCAAGGCTAACGAGTACGAGCGTCTGGATAAGCACATTCTTTCCAAGACTTTCACGCCAAACATTGATTTTGACAACATGAAGAGTTTGGGCAACCTTTCCGCAAAGGCTATCCGAAAGGTTATGCTTCTGGCTGTTATCAAGGCGGAGAAGCGCAAGGAAACCCACGATGATTACATGAATCGCCACGCAAGTATCATGCTTGCTATTATGGGGAATGTGTTGGACTATCGTAACAAATCCAAGTATGAGGCATTGAAACTGACACACGAGTTTCAAGAGCCGTTCGGTGAAGATGTCAGTGAAACGCTTGCCGATGTGCTGAAACAGTACGGGGCTGGCGCACTCTCTTTGCATTCCACTCTGGAACTTTCCTACCTTGTGAAGAATGCCCAAAAGGAGTACGAGCAAATCAGCAAGGAGCAAGCCGAAGCAATGGAGCGGCAAATGGCACTTAACAGAACTGATGTATTCGGGGAGGGCGAGTAATGAGAAAGCGTATAGGATATTCCTTGTGGGACACTGAAACGAATGAGCTTGTAGAAAGTATTGACTATGGCAAGGATGAGATACAAGAGATAGCCGATAGCAAGAATCATTCTGTTTGTCCCATGATTGAAAATGAAGATGGCTATATGGAGTATGCAGATCCAGAGCCATTGAGATATATACCCGTAAAAGTAACGATAGAAGAGATAGAGTAATGGAAATAAAGACTAAGTTTAATGTTGGTGATAAGGTTTGGATCATGCGTGATAACAAGCCGGAGAATATACGCATTGACGGAGTGGAAATAGAGGTAAGAGGTGGAATCATACCCGGAACTGGCGGTATTCTTTCTGGGGAACTATATACAAAGATCTTGTATGTGGAGATACAGCGTAATGATTACCGTTGTGCTGGTGATAAAGATCCTATTTACTACCATAGTGAATGTAATTGTTTCAGCACCAAAAAGGAGTTGTTAGATAGTTTTCTAAATGAAGATGAAAGGTAATGGCAAAGAAACTGAAACGATCCGAATTGAAGTACCATTGTAGGGAGTGCAAGCACTCTCACAGCTACCATGAATTGAATTGGAAAGGCGAGCCGTTTTTGTGCAAATGCCCGTTCCACAAGTATTCAAAGTTTCTGGATAGTGATTGGTGCGAACATTTTCAAAAGAAAGGGTAACGGAGTATGGCTAAGTACATAAACGAAAAGAAGCTACAGCAGGAGTTATTCAAGCGCACGGAGGGGTACGCTGCCGAAGTGCGCAAAATATATCTGGATTCACTGGGTAAAATCATTGAGCTTGTGAAAGGCACGGAGCTTGAAGATGGTAAGCCGTTTTCCTTTTCGGATTATGGATATAGTGAAGATGTTACGCCCATACTTCGCAATATGTACAGCCAGACTTACCAGACGATCCGAAACAGCGTACAAAAGGAGTGGCTTTTATCCAATGAAAATAATGATGCTTTGGTTAAAAGTGTGTTTGGTGAACGCTCTATAGAGGATAACCACTTTGCCCGGTTCTTTCTCCGCAACATGGAGGCTATGGATGCTTTCTTTGCCCGAAAGACAAAGGACGGCTTAAACCTATCGCAAAAGGTATGGAAGTACACGGGAATGTACAAAGAAGAGCTTGAAAAGACTTTGGATCTTGCCATTGGTGAGGGAATACCAACCAACAGACTTGCTACCAAAATCAAAGAGTATCTGAACGACCCGGATAGATGGTATAGGCGTTTCCGTGTGAAGATCGGAGAAGATGAGAACGGAAATCCTATCTATGGCAGGAAATGGAAACGCAGGGTGTACGACCAGACAACAGAAACATACAAATGGGTGGATGATGATCCGAAGAAGTATCACCCCGGCAAAGGTGTTTACCGTTCCTCATATCGGAATGCCCAAAGGCTTGCCCGGACTGAAACGAACATAGCCTACAGAACTGCCGACTTTACCCGTTGGGGACAACTGGATTTTGTGGTGGGCATTGAAATCAAGTTGAGCAACAACCACCCCGTACATGATATTTGCGATGATCTGAAAGGCATCTATCCCAAAACTTTCAAATGGACGGGCTGGCATCCTAACTGTAGGTGCTACCAAGTGCCAGTGCTGGCAAAGGATGAGGAAATAGAAAAGATGCTGGATAAACTTCTGGAGGATGAGAACGCCACACTTGAAAACAGCGATAACGAAGTAGAAGATTATCCGGCTCATTTCAAAGGTTGGGTAAAGTCAAATGAGGATCGTATCAATGAAGCGAGCGCAAAGGGAACTTTGCCCTACTTCATAAGGGATAATAAGGGCGGTGTGGATGAGATATTGCACCCTCTGACACCAGAACAGAAGCACCATAAGGAATTAGTAAGCAAGTACGGAGAAAGTGCCGTACAAGCCTTGTATGATGCTTTTGATGCTTTCAAGGCAAAAATATCCGTTGGGGATCTCCAGTACCAGATAAAGAAACTGGAGTTTGAAAAGAAGTGGGTAGCTGACAAAAACAAGTTTCCCACTTCGCCCGAAATGGTGAAGATGCTTGAAAAGGAGTTGGAAGCGGTCAAGGCTCAATATGAAATCCAGTTAGCCGTAGATGCTGCCAAACCTTTGCTGGAGTACAAAAGCAAAAGCAAGCCACTGAAAGCCTTGCAAACGGAACTAAACGAGGCTATCAACGGCGGCAAGACTGCAACGGAGATTAGAACGCTTTCCGAAAAAGTCAAAGCAAAGATCCATGAGATAGAGAAAGCCAGACTTTCCAAGCTGGCAAAGCAAGGTGATGGATCTACCATTGATCTGTACGCTACAACGGAAGAGAAACTGGAGATCGCCCGGCTTCAAGATGCTTATGATAAGGCTTTGGCGCAATATGGTAGCCAGTGGGATAGTAATGTTGGGTATGCCTACAAACGACTTGCCGAATACAAAAAAGAACTTGCTTTGAAGTATGTTGATAAGCAAGGGAAACTGGTTAAACTGAATGGAGAAACGGAAGATCTTGCAAAAAAGGCTCTGGATGAGTATATCAATGCGCCCGTAAACCATTCAGGAAACAATGCTATCGGTGGGAAATGGCAGAACTATAGCAATGAAGCGGATAAGATGAGGGAATACAGCAAGAAAACGGGTATTCCAGTGGATGAGCTTGCATTGATCAACCGATACACATACGGCTCTAAATGGTGCAACAATTACGGCTATGGCATAGTTGATCCATATTTCGGAAGAGTTGAGGATTACGGAGGATTGTGCCAGAAATACTATCCGGCTCATAACGCAGCACTGGAGAAAATGCCACGATATAACGGTACTGTGTTCTCTGGTATCAGCTTTGATTCTATGAAGCTGGATCGGTATATTCAGGAAATGCAGAAATGCCTATCCTCTGGCACTCCCTATGTAAACAAGGCTTTTATGTCAAGCACTACCAGCATAGAGAAAACGGCAATCTTTGGCGATAACCTTATGCTGGTGATCAAGAGCAAGAAAGGTGTGGATGTGAAAGCCATATCACACTACCCCAATGAAGATGAGGTTGTGTTTCGTGCCGGATCACGCTTCAAGGTGCTAAAGGTGTACCAAGAAACGGAGCGTAAATTTGGCTTTGGAAGAGGTTGGGTTGTGGAGTTGGAAGAAATATAAAAAAGAGGGGCTGTTAAGCCTCTCTTTTGCCAGTTTCAAAGGACTTTTCCCAATTTGTAGTATCTCCGTATGGATTTGGGGATTTACCGGGTAAATAGTCATTGATAAGTTCCTTTTTCCACTCATTGTAGGCTTCTGTGAGGCTTTTTTGTGTGTCAGCCTTATCAAGATACCCGAAGTGGAAATTACGCTCATATTCCCAAAAAGAAGCGGCTAAGGGATGGAATGTGTCTTTGGTGTACGGATTCTCCTTTTCGCCCTTATACCAATGGTAATTTGAGTAATCTTCTGTTATGCCGGAAAAGAATCCGGCTTTGTTCCAATCTTCATTTGCCATATTGAGATCTGTTGTTTAGTTTCTGAAAGAAATCCCCAAACGCATTGAGCATATCAACGGGCAACCTGTTGAAAGCCTCTTTGCGCATATCCTCTGGTATATCCCATTGCGCTTCTGCCATAGATCCTACTATTGCACCTATGGTGTCACTATCCCCACCCCAAGAGATCGCCCGTCTTATGGCATCTTCAAAGGAGTTGCTTACACGGACTATTTTCAGACAAACGGGAACTGTACCCGGACACGTTTCATCAAACACGCCAGAGAAGTAATTGCCAAGCATAAAGCATGGGTAGTACCGATTCATTTCCCTTTCAAGCCCGGGCAGATTATGTGTTGTGCGCAGGTGAAAAATAGCGTGTGCAACGGCTACAGCACCTTTTATTCCCTCTGGATGGTTGTGTGTCACACTTGCAGTCTTTTCCGCTTCTGTCAGCACATCTTCCAGCCTATCAAATGCCCATGCTACCGGGCTAACTCGCATTGCCGATCCATTCCCGAAACTGTTGTACGGTTGCGGATCGCTTGAAGCTATCCAACGGGCAAAGCTACCACCGTATGCTCCTTTGGGATTAGGGTATTTTCTGCACCAGTCAAGCAAGCTGCTTTTGTAGTCAGTGCCTTTTGTTATGGCATCCGCTATCGCAATGGTGCAAATGGTATCATCCGTGAAAGTGCTTTCCTCGGTGAACATTTCAAAATCGTATTTGTCTGTATTGCGGAACTCAAACCGTGATCCTACAATATCTCCAATAATCGCTCCTAACATATCACTTGAAATTTTGATTATAATACCTTTCTGCCTGTATTCTGGCGTACTTCGCTTTCCTGTATTTCATTCGGTAATACCATCTTGTGAGCCAGTACGAACAAACCAGCTTATCCATACACTTCATTTCTTCAATATATGCTTCCGCAACGGATTGTTTCATAATAGAATCCATGAGTGAATTAAACTCCTTTCCAGTTTCAGCAATGCTTTTCGCAACCTCTTCAAATGCTCTGGATAACTCATTTGCGGAATCCTCGCATATCTTTCTGATTGATTTATCATCTTCCATGTTACGCTCCTTTCTTCGATTGTTGTTTTCGTTTGAGTTTCCCCATCCGAATAATACAATGCTTGTTTGAGTATTCCCCATTTGAAAGATCCACATTCCAAAGGCTTTCTTTGGCTATTCCTACCAGATTTTCCGGCAATGTATCATATATCGCTGCCTTAGAGCCAAAGTAGTAGTGAATCTTTCCTTTGTACGGCTCTCTTAGTTCTACATGGATAACCTTAAATTCCTGCTTCATATAACTGTGTTTATTGAACGCAAATATACTAATTATATTACATATAACAAATATTAGCCATCATTCTTAATCTTCAATTTGCTTAGTAAAGTAACGTGGCGTTTTAGTTCTTTATGTAGATACTTGTTTTCGCTATGTAGTTCTTTTATGATAGAATTACGCTTTTCAAGTTCCTTGTTATATCGTTCACGTTCAAATTTGGCAAACGAAAGATCTTCATTTCTACAAGTACAATCCCTTATATCATTGCTCAAAACAACAGCCCAACAACAAGGTATTAGAACTTTGCCAGCTTGATTATCGTATATGTAATGACATTTATTCATTCGGTATTATTTCATTCTTATTAAATTATCCAATGTATAAGTTTCTATGTTTTCCTCAATATACCTTAATCGCTCTTTTATGTACCAGAAGAAAACTTTGTCTTTGTGTGATATATTCCAAAAGAAATTTGGAACTTTTAGCCATGTAGGATCTGGTGCTGCTTCTTCAAAAGTAAATACAGCCCATTTATCAGCAAACAAAATACGCAATATAGCTTTTAACTTTCTCATAATTCAACTCCTTTTGGTCTGTTTATATATCTCCAGTGCGTAATCTTATAATCTTCGTAGTTGTCCGCTATCTTATCCAAATAATCACCAGTCCAACCGAAGTTCCAAGATGAAGTAAGATAATCTACCATAGTTTCACCATCGCATACATATTCTACACGTAACAAGCACCATTCAGTGTTTTGTGGAATATCATCAGGGTTATTGCAGTCGTGCCAGTCCTTGAACTCATTAAACCGCCTTACAATCTCTTCACAAAGGATATTTGAACTTTCCACATCACCTAAATGTATCTCTGCTATCTGAAAATTCATACCATCTTTAATACAAAGTTCAGCATCTAATTCGTCAGCCCCGAAAATGCGTTTTCCTCTTGCTGGTAAGCAGACCAGTTTTAACGTGTCTGTATCTAATTCTCCTTGTGCGTACTTCCAGTTAAGTTTTATCTTTGTCATTTTATACCTCCTTATTTGAAATACATGTTATTTATTTATCCATTCATCATATACTTTCTCCCAGTTGTCAAGCAATCCTACTCTTGCGCCAAAAGCGTAATAGCATTGTTCAACGGTTTCCTTTGGCGGCAAATAACGTCCATCACTAAGCATTACATAACCCTCATTTATCTGTTGTTGCAATAAATCCATATCAACTGGCATAACCTCATCCGGGAACAAAACAACACTACCCTTACTTGTTTGATAACTTACTCTTGGTATTTCATAATGGTATCTCTGACCTGTTAGCAATGAACATATACCTATCTCACCTGTTATAAGATGAACTTCCGTATTAGGAGCATTTATTACCATAAAATATGCGTTCTCATCATTCTTAAAATGATTTACCGTTCTACCCACAATTTTTGTATCGCATTTATCAATCCTTGCATCAAATTTGAATCCTGTATCATCGTGGTTTAATATATAATGTCGTACATGTTCCCATGTCCTAACGGATAAAAATTTGGGTGCTGGAAGATTTAGTGTTTTTTCAGTTCCATCATCATATTTAAGTTCATGCTGAACGTAACTACTCCGTGAACCAGTAAGGCACATTTCAACAATATCAAAACTCTCATCATATCCATTTTCTGTAGAGTATTCTTCAAGTACAACGCTTTCACTTGAAACTACTTCATCAATTATCTTTTGAAATTCTTCTTTTGCATTATGAAGCAAATTCCCGGTATTCATTTTGTCCTGCATGGGGATTTGTGCAACAAGTTTTATCGGATATTCCCTTTTCTCGTTATCATAGCACATGTTTTCTACAATACCGCATTTTACCTTTCCGCATTTTTCGTGAAAGAAATTCATTGTTCGTATCACGTCTTTTGTGCTTAATTTTGTTGGCTGTGTTACAAACACGACATAGCTAACTTTTATTCTACTAAGCAACTCTATGTGAACATTTGTAACACTCGGTGGAGTATCTATAAGAACGAAATCAGGGTTAATAAGCCGGAGTTTCTTTTTTGCCAGTTCGAGATACTGCCTTACCATAGACTTTTCCAGATATATAAAGTTATCAAACATATTTCCAGAAGAATGAATCCAAATGTTATCTTCCGGGTGATCTCCAGAAAATTCTGTATTCATAGAGGGGGTATTTATATCTGCATCTATGATAAAAACTTTATTGCCTTGCTCTGCAAATAACCTTGCAATATTGGCTGTTGTAGTAGTCTTTCCTACTCCACCCTTACCTGAATAAACAATAATTGCTTTCATTTATTTTCTGATTCTAATTGTTTTTTGTACTGATCGTATATCTTATACGCTTCTTCCATTTCACAGTGAGTAATAGCGCATATAGAAGCCATTGCCGGAAACTTATCTTTGTATATTTCAACTATTCTCCTTATATGTACTTCATCTGGAGTATTTACCCATTTTATTATATGTTGTTCAAATTCAGGGCTTATCATTACAAACCTCCTTTCTTGCTATGTGCACACCTCTGGTATAGTTCCGCTCTACCTTGCGCAGATCATCATACTTGCTTTGTGCAGCCGTTTTCAACACTCTGGGCTTTTCTCCTATCCACTCCGCTTTTACACCCTGCTCTTTGAGGGCATCCAGTATTGCATCTTTCAGTATTCCCATATCCGTAGTTATTCGTTATAAATCAATCGCATTATTCCAAGATTAACGGCATTGACTATTGCAATGCGCTTGTAGTACCGTTCACACGCCACTTTGAAGCCGCCACACCAAGCTGTTTTTGCTTCATATTGGGCTATTATGTTCTTTTCAACCTGTTCCAAGTCTGTAGCTGGAAAGGCTTCACCTATGCGTATCTGGTCGTTCTTATCGTGCTGTAGCACTCTGATGTAAATTGGATTATTCATATTCGATGTTGCATTTATTGGTTAAGGGTGGGTTTCCCCACCCGTTTTGTTATTGTCTTGCCCACTCTTCAAAGGCTCTATAGTAACTATGTCTGATGAACAGCATATCGCCTGAACCATCACCCCACCAGTCGTTACAGTGGGAAATATATCTGCCTGTCTGGTTTCGGTTTGCCGGGCATAGCTTTTTGTAGATTGATCGGAACATTGCGGCAACCTTTCTACCCGAAAAACGCCCGGCTTCTTTTGCATCATTGGTACAATAGCCATACATTCCGACTGTTTCTATATTCCCGTTCTCATCCAGAAATTCCATATCTGAATCACCCCATGCACCATAGTTGATAGTGTCTTTCAATAGCTGCTGTTGTTCCTCTGTAAGAACTGATACTATTTCCTGTACTTGTTTAATCGTTGCTTCCATGTCTTTTTGTTTTTAAGTTATTCATTATTAGGTGCGTCTTTGAAGTTAAAGCAAAGCATACTCCAATGCTCAATATCTACTTTGAGATCCATTCCTGCCTCTTTGATAAGCTCCGTTGGGTCATAGCTGAAATACAAGTATTCTCCGCTGTAGTGAAAGCACATTTCGCCAGATACCAGAAAGGCGATAAGTTGGCTAATCTCTGAACGTGATCCGTAAACCACATAAACTATCTTTGCGCTCATAACCTTATTTCCTTAATATGTTATCCAATAACTCTTTATCGGCATCCCAAAGGTTATATCCTCTGGCAATCTTGCGCCTTAGATATTCCTTTTCTCCTATCATGGCGATTGCTTTTTCTCGCAAGTCTGATGCACTCCATTTTTCAGCCTGATCAATCAGGAAGTTTGCAAGGCTCTTACGCTCTTCGTACAGTTCACGAACCAGCACCGTTTTCACCTCAATCTCTCTTAGTGCATCCGGGTTTTCCACCCACAACTTGCAGAACTGATCTTTGTCAAGGTCTGTTTTCATATAGCTTTCTTCTATCTTAGAGTAGCTATCATCTTGTACCTTTAATCCCGTTCTCTCTTCAAATTCTTTTTTAGTCATATCCGAAATCTTTTTAATGTTGCTATTCTTGTTATGTGTGTT